TGGATCTTAGGAAATCTTGTGGATGTCTGGTTTCATAACAAGATGGACAGACAATAAATCCATCCCATCTGTGTTTTGATTTACTAGCTTTTATCTTAGAGGAACAAACATCACATATTAGATTCCAATCTCCAGATTTATAATAGTTTTTTGACATTATACACCTATTCCTGTTAATGGTAGTTTAGTAGTTGGCTCTGGTCCAGCACCTGGAATTGTTATTGGTGCTGTTCCTGAAAATATAATATTACCAGTTGGAGTAATAACCTTTGTTTTTATTGTATCTATACTACCAGAAAATACTATATTTCCAGATGTATTTAATATATGCTCATGGTTTTGTAATACAGTTCCATTAAATGTAATAGTTCCATTTGGTGTAATTGTATATGTAGTCCCACCACTTGGCGTATATATAATAGAGGAACCACCAGAGAAAACAACACTACCAGTAGGAACTATATTTTTTTCATGAACTTGATTATTAGTTCCAGAAAAGATAATACTACCACTAGTAGATTGGATGTGTTCATGGTTTTGAGTTACACTTCCAGAAAATACTATTGATCCAGAAGGGGTAATATTAAAAATAGTCCCACTGTTATTATCTAATTTTATATAATTTTTAGAATTTAATACTTCAGCTATTAATAACTCTGGTCTAGAAGTTAAATATTTTGCTTCTTCATCTGTAAATGGTATTGAACCAAATCCAGATAGTATAGTGCCACCATTACATGTCGAATTTCCCTGGATATAATATTCTACAAAATTACTGGCCCATGCTCCGACATCTGTTGATGATGTTGCAGAAAGTCCATTAATATATACTCTGTGATCTGTTCTAGATAAAGATTGAGCTATACATGTAATAAGTTTATTAGAGACTGTTGTAATATTTACACTTACACGTACAGAAGTTCCAAAATTAACTTTATGTAGATATTCAAAATTTGTAGAATTATCAACTCGTAAACTAGCTGAATAACCACCACCACCACCTGAATTTTGGCAATTCGATAATTGCCAATTTCCTACAGTGTTATTTACATATCCAATAGCAACAAATACCATTGGATATCCAGTAAATAAGCAAGTAGCTTTTGCATTATTTGAACTAGATGCAGATGCTAAATTTCGATATCCAAAATTTGTACTATATGTTGGAGTACCTTGTATTCTAGCATGGTTTCCTTTTTTTATATCTGGTATTGCAGAACCATGCTCGCCTGGTATATAAATACTAGTTAATTTTCTGCCTAAGATTCCAGATTCACAGGCAGGTCCGGCAATTTTAGGTAGAATAAATGATTTCATTATGCAATAGAACCAGTATAAGTTGTATAATTAACTGCATGTCCTGAAGCTGCTAGTGCAGCACCAGTTACATTTCTACAAATAACTTTAAAATATGGAGGAACAAAACCTAATGCTGCCTTAACAGAAAATGATTTTCTTTGTAATGTAGAGTTCGTTGGACATGGCAAAGCACCAATAAAATGTAATACAGGTTCATCTGTTGCAGTAGAACCAGATGTTGGGCCAGTGCTAAAATTTGAATTGTCAAAACTAGACTGGACAAAAACATTTAAAAAGCTTGGAGCAGTTATAGTACCAGGAGTTGCCTCCACTTCTATAATAACATCAATAGGATCTGTTGAACTTACATCAATAGTACCAGCACTTACATAAGTATTACTAGCTAATGAATTTAAAGCTGTAGTAGTTAATGATGTTCTAGAGCCAGCCGGTTCTGTATATGTAGCCATTAGTAACCTCCATTAAATGCAGCTACTACATCATCGTTAGTAATTTCACCTTCCCATCCTAAAGTACCAGGACTTCCGCCAGTAACAAATACTTTTTCACCAAGTGTAGCAAATCTTTGTAGAACCAATTGCACACTAGTCCATCCTGCATTTTGATTAGTGCCATCTGCCTTACTTGGAATACCAGTAAGTGCATCTTGTAATCCTGCCCTAATATTAGATTTAGAACCATTAATAACATCTCTACCAGTTAACATGGTTTGTAGATTAAATTGTTTTCCTTGACAAGCAAGAGCGCGATTTGCCCATATTTGAGTAGAGTCAATTGCGGCGGCTGGAGTAAAATTAGCCCACACAATTGCATCATAAATATCTTGTACTTTAACAACTGTTGACCAAACAACAGTACTAGAAGGTTGATTTAAATAAGAAGCAATATAACCAGTTTCACCATTATTAACTTGAGTAGTTAGATTTGAATCTGCCAAAATTGCATTTTTTAATGAATTTAATTGAGATAGTGTAAACATATATAACCTATTAGTTAGCAGAGATTGATGGAGTTATCTTAACAGCATCACCAGATACACGAATTGCAAATGGAGCAGCACCATCACGTTCGCTATATAGTAATGTTCCTGAAGAACTTTGAACTACAAAATATCCATATATATCATCAGTAGATGAACCAGAACATGTAAAAGTTTGTTGTGATCCATATGTTATAGTACCACCAGATGCTGCGCCCCAAGATGCCCCAGTTAGAGTTGCGGAGCTATATCCAGGAAATGTAGCTTCTGTATAAGTTCCTGCAGTATCAGTATCACTTGGAGTTATATTATTTTTGTATAACTTTAATACTAAATTTTGGGCAGCAGTTTTATTTACTATCATTTCAAGTGATAGATTTTCACCTGTATCAGGAAAATTAAGAGCCATATCCAAGTTCCTTTGCTACTTCTCTTGAAATACCTCTACGAATCTGAGGAATTTCATCATATGTTGCCTGACGTAATTCAGATAATTGAACACTAGTTGCTTCAATAGTTTCTCCAGTTTCAGTATCTACCAAATGTATAATACATGGAGAATCTATAGAAAATAAAATTGCAGGACGTCCTTCGTGAATAACCCACATAGAAGTCCGCCAATTCTTTTTAATAATATTTGGCTGTACTTTAGGCCCAAAGTATTTAATCCATTTAGAAAAGATTCCCATTAAATCACCACATAAGTAATAGAAAGACCTGTAGCAGTAGCTACAGATAGATTAAGATTCAATGCTTCACCTGAATTTGTTTGGAACCAACCATGTTCATTAAATGGTAATACAATACCACCATTAGCTCCAAGAGGGAAGGTTGCTGATATATCAGTAGCAGCAGATAAAAATTTAACGGAGTTTGCCAAAGTAGTAACTAAAGCTACTCCAGTAACGCGAATTGATTTACCATTAACAGCAGAAACGACAGCATTAGATCCTAATGAGGAAGCATTTACAAAAGCTTTTAAAATGTTTGTTTGTACTGTTGGGGTAGAAGTTACATTAGTAGACATACTATTCCTTAAATAAAAATGGGCTGATTCCCATTAAATAGAAACCAGCCCACTTTGGGTTAATCATCAACTTGTTCGTTAGAGGGTACAATGAAATATTCGATAGCTACATAACCAGTACCACCAGAAGTGGAAGTACCTACTGAGTAAGTAGAAAGAACCACTTGATCAGCAGTTAGTTTAGTAAATACAGAAGTTCCAGTTTGTGCACCTGGATTTGCAAGACCAGTGGAAGTAGTTGCCATTGAGTATGCATTAATTAATCCAGTAGTAGCACCAGACCAACCTAAGTTAAATGTGGCAGCACCAGTAACGGCAGCAGTGGCTTGATATACATGAAGACCAACCACAACCGCATCCTTTGGCAATACACATTTAGGAGTTGAGCTATCTGTTCTAGCAATGGGTATGATCTTTGTTATTAGATCACGGCCCTTTGGATAGGATAGACCAACTTGTGCAGCAGTAAAGTTTGCCATATAATTCTCCTAGAGTAACCCGCCTAGTGCGCATCGTAGAGAGGCGTGGCGGGTGTTGTTATTTATTAAACGCCTGGAGAACCATAGATACCGCGAGGATCAGTCCAACCAAAGGAATAACGGGCAGAAGCCTTGTACTTAGCATTCTCAGTATCAAAATCGTTATCCATATCAAACTCATCACCACGCCGCTCGAAATACTTTAGACCATCCTTAACATCAGTTAGAATGAACCAAGCATCAGGATCATTTAGATAGTGATTAACGATAACATTACCGAAAAGACCCATATCCTTAATAACGTTGGGATCATTTAGATCAGTACCAACTCTACCATCAGCACCTAGAATTCTCTTAGCTTCAAATTGAAGTTGATAAGGAATAACTAGACCACGAGGTTTGGCAGCGATTAGTAAACCGCGATCATCACGGAAACCAGCGATATCAATAGTAGCTTGCTCTAGAGCAGCTTCTGACATATCAACAGCAGCGGAAGGACCATTAGTCCAAGTACCACCAGCAACATTGGGGTGAGAAGCTGAACCACCAGCAGCACAAGCTACTAGAGTAGCACCATCACCACCAGTATAGGAAGTATTGAATGCACGGTTATAAACGTTAGCACCAACAATTTCCTTAGTTTGACGCATGGAACGGGCAAGACCTTGGGCCTTACGTTTACCTACAACATCATATTGATCATCTTCATAGATTTCACGGGTAATAGTAAAACCAAGAGCATACACAACATGGTTGTATCTAGAAGTGAAACCTTGCTTCTCAGAGTCATAGCTGATAGGAGCGCCTTCGGATTTAACATTAGCTAAACCAAAACCGGACAGACCAACATCTTCCTCATAAGCACGTGTGGATTTGTTAGATTCAAATAACTTGTCCCATTCAACAGGATAGTCATTATAGGCTTTACCGTACCAAGCATTAACGCCAGGCCATAAAGCCTTTGCAAAAGAACCAGTAGTAATAACAGACATTATTATTCTCCTTTAATTATTAAACGCCAGTAGCGCCAGTACCAGTGCCAAGAGTGGCTTGGTTAATCTTAGCGAGAACTTTAGTAGCATTACCAGTAGGCTCATTGTCAACACGTTGAACAGTACCTAGAATTTTAAATTGTAAAGTAGCGGTAGTAGCTGCACCAGTCATATTTAAAGCACAACCAGAAGCACCAGTAGTTGTAGAACCAGTTGCTAAATAAGCATCTGCATTCAAACCAACATCGGCAGCAGCAAATGAATAAGAAGCACCACCAGAAGTTGTAGCTTCTACTTCATAGATAACATCGTCAGAGTCGCATACTAAAACAAAAGCATCAGTTGAAGCAGCGCGGTACTGAGGAGTATCAAGAGCAGTTGAACCACCAGTCATTTTACCAGCAACAGGATCTAGTTTAGCTGGAACAATTCCAACAATAACACCCAATACTGGACCACCAGCGGTGGCACGAATGACAGTGGCAATACCATTAGCGTCAGAAGAACCAGACAATTTAACTGGATCACCAACGAAAAGGGCTGTACCATCAGAAGAAGGTACTTGATAAAGATTGCATTGGCCGGTATAAGGCGCACCGGAAGTGTGCTTTACAGGGCGAAAGCCGTTAATTTTTGATGTGTTAGCCATGTAGCCTCCAAAAATAATTTTAAATGAAGGCTATATTGCAAGTTAACTTATTTTTAAAGAGCCGTAATCGGCGATTTTCTTTGCATTAGCCTTCATGGATTCATCGAGATCATCCACAGCTTTCTGTTTGGTTTTTTGGTCTTCTTGATACCATTCTTCTTTAATTCGCATCACGAAACCTTTTTGTCCACCACCAACAGAAACCTGAACAGGAGATCCTTCTTTAGTAGGATTTGCAATCCGACGATCACCGACAGTAATAGAGGCATCTTGAACAAGTTCATATCCTTGTTCTTGTAGCATAGGAATTCTGTCACCATCATCGTTTACAATTCTATATCTATATCCAGGCTCTTGCCCACGAATTGTTAATATGTTACGAGTACCATTAATTGGAGTTCGTTTTTCTCTAGGAAGTCTCTTTTCCATTCTTAGCCCCTTAATTTCTTAATCTCAGCAATATACTCTTCTTTAGTCATAACCCCATTCCGAACAAAGGTATTCATTGCCTTACGTTCATCTTCAGATAATTCAAAAGAATCTACTTTACTTTTAGATTCAACAACACTATTTGTATTCTCAACAGCATTAGGTTTTGCTCTATTAGGATTCACAAATTTATCTTTAAATGTGGTTTTAACTCGTTCCACAACATACTTAAGAACATCTTCATTTGATGCTCCAGTCTTGTCTTTATACTGTAATCCAACAGCATCAGCAAAGGCACGCATTTCTGGATCTTTAGCATACCATTTATTTTTATTTACCCATTCTACAAAGTCTGGATGAACAGTCTGTTGTTCTGGCTCATTTTGTTTAGTGATCTGTGCAGTTCTGATTTCAGCAATTGCATCATCAACTGCTAATAGTTTATCTGCGTCCCCATCTTCTAGGGCTTTACGCTTCTCTACTTTAAGTTCATCTAATGCACGTTTAAACTCTGTTTCTTTTACTTTCTTGTGATGTTCTTGTAAAAGATTTAAGACCTTTTTAGTCTCTTTGAGTTCTCTACCCATTGATTCAATTTTGTCGAATAAGGGTTGTCTGCGTACAAATTCTGCAGCATCTATGAAAGTAGCTTCGTCACCTTCAAAATCTTCCTTTGGTCTCCAACCTAAATCCATTGCCCTTTGTTCTATGTCAGAAGGTTCATTATTGATTGGTTCAGTTGGAACAACTTCTTGCTTTTCTGATTCTAAAACTTTAACTTCTTCAGTCATATTAATCTCCAATTACTATTGCAACAACATCTTCATCATTTAGAAGTAAATGTTTTTCTTTATTTATTAATACTTCTTTGCCAGAATATTTTGCGAAATAAACAACATCACCAACCTTTGGTTTTGTTTCTGTTTCAAAATTTCCAGTATATGCAGTATCTCCAATTGCTAAGACAGTACCAATTTCTACAGCTTGTTGTTCTCGCTTAACATCTGTAACATCTGGTATAACTAATCCTAGTTCTGACATTTTACGATATGTTTCATTTGCCTCTGCCAATTGTTTTGGCTTTACGAGAATTCTATGTAATATAGGAACTAGTTTCATGAAAGTTCCTCAGAATCAATAGAGAATTTCTCTCTGTATGCGGCAATGAAACCTCTGTAAAAATTATCATCTTCTGAAGATAATCCAGCAGAGTTAGCTAAAATATCTTTAGCATCTTCTACACGAAGTTTACATGCATCGAAATATGCGATGGTAACTGGATGATCCTTCCAACTTTGAAAATCACTTTTGGTAATCATAATACTCCTTACTTGTTAGGGGTAGTCTTTGGTTTTGCTTTTGCTTGTTGCTGTTTTATAGAATTCATCTCTGAAGTATGTTGTGCATTCATTTGGTGTGCTTCATGCTGTGTAGCCATATTCAAACTATGCTGCTGTGCTTGTTGTTGCATTGAAGCATTTGCCTCTGCCTGTGAGGCTCTCATCTTTAGCATTGCTTCCATAGCTTTAAATTTGAGTTCTAATTCTTTAATTCTTTGCTCATAAATTAATTCTTGTTCCTTAGAAGCTTGCTCCATCTGTGCTTTCATTTGAGCAATTTGAATATCATTCTGTCCCTTTTGTTGATCTAATTGTGCTTTCATTTGAATTGCTTGTACTTTTGGATCTGGGGCAGGAGGTTCTTTTCTAAAAAGTGCCTCTATATTTGGTTGTTCTTGTGCTTCTAGTGCTCTCTTTGTAACTTCATTTGGATCTAGAGTTCCAAGTCCCATGAGTTGTAATAGGTTTTCTACCTTAGCTTGCTTCTCTGTAGAAGTCGCAGCTTGTGGATCTGCAGCAGGTATAATGTCATTTTCTGGACCTTCAAAATCACTTTGTTGAATTTGCTCATCAATGACATCAATATACTCTTCAGGATTTGCATAGTCTCTATTTAGTTTATAAATCTTTCTGAATTCTTTAGACATTGCTCTAAAGACACGTTTATAAACAGCAGTGAATACTTTCATCCCTTGTTCAATTGTAGCCATTGTGGTAGTTGCTGGGGTATTTTGTCCTGGCATTTTACCAACAAATATCTCTGCAACAGAGGCTAATTCTTTACCGGATTTAACTAACAAATCTAATAACTTAAATAAAACCTCAGAAGGTTCACGTACTGGTAATGGGAAGATTTGTTTCTTTAAATCATCTCCAATAGCATTAACTGCTTTCCATTCTCCGGGTCTGAAGTTTTCACTTCCCATCTTAATTTTAAGACCCTTACCAATAAATCCAGCTTGTAGATTACTTAATGCTCCAGAATCAACTAATAAATTTAGAAGTGTATTAACAGATTCATTAATGGGGCAAAGTAATCTTCCAAAACCAAGATCATAAATTGACCCATCTGGGTTTGGAATGAAAGGAAATTTTGTGTAATACTCAACAGGTTCGATTCTACAGAGTTTATTATCTTCATTTAATACTATACCATTTGCTGTGTATCTAGCTACGATACGAAGAACCTTTTTAGATCCATATTCTACAGTTACTATATAAGGTTCCGCATATCCATCTTTATCTAAATCTAAATAAGTATGCTGTTCTAGAATATAATATGGAGTTGTTTCATCTTCTTCTGGAACTCTTAGATCTGAAGTTCCGATCTGTCGCCCAGGTTCATAAATAGCAGAAGGTTCTTGTAATGTGATATCCAAATACAAATCTGCTAATTGTTTTTCTTTTAATTTACGTTCTGATAATGGAAACCATTCAGTAATTCGTTCAGCATCTTCAACAGATCTTGCCCAATAATTAATTACTAATTGTTTTGGGGGAATTAACTTAGAACAATTAACAGATCTTTCACTATCCCAATATGTCTTCTTAAAACATGTTCCAACAATAGGAAGAGTAATCAGAAGTTTATCCATTTCTTCTTCCCAATCAGGCATTTCATCCATGACTTGGTAAGACATATATTTGGAAATTCGTTTTGCTCTATCTGCTTTTTGTCCATCTGGATCAGAACCAACTACACGGCACTTTACGACATTATTATTAGAAGGTATTAATGAGGGATATGCCCGTGCTGCAAATTGCATTGCGGCTGTAGCTAACAATGGATATTTAATATTAGCAGCACCAGGCCATGGGTATGTTTTCTTTTCAGAGATTAGTTTTGCTAGTTTAATCCAGGTATCTACATTCTCTTCCCACTCTCGTCTGGATTGAATATCAACATCAAATCCACGTACAACATCATCACCAATCTTCTTTAAAGTATCTTCATCAAGATCAGATGCAATATTAGTACTTGCTATAAATTTTTCTAATTGTTTAGTAGCCACAAATTTCACTCTTACCCTGTAAATTTAAATCAGATTGTTCTAATTCATCTTCATATTCAATTTCAGCAATCTCTTCTCTAGTAGGAGCCTCAATAATTTTATCAATCATTAATCCAAGATAAGCAATTGCATCTACCATATCGTCGTGTTTTCCTCTAGGGAAAACTAATAGCTCGTGTTCTAAATCAGCCCACCAATCTGCTTCCTTATCAAACTTAACTGCGCCTGCGCGCATTCTAGCTTGAATAGATCTAGATCTTGAGATCTTATCTGTCTTATTTGGCTTTAGAGGAATCACATTTAAGAAAGTATTTTCTTCAATCATGGCCCTATTTAAGAAAGGACCAATTGATTTAGACACTTGCATGTCTTCAATACCAACAGCTAATGGTTGATATACTCTTTGTAATGAGAGTAAGGTATTTACAATCTCGTCTCCAGGTAATCTGTCCTTGATTACGTTTCTGATGTGTAGAATACCATTCTCATCCATACCACCAACAATAAAAGCAGAGTAATCAGCACGTTCTTTTTCAGAAATAGCTAAATCCGCTGTGATATAGTAATTAACTTTCTTTTGTTTATCTTCTTTAGTAAGAGCAAGTAGATCAGACTTCTTAAAGTACCTAATAGAATCATCTACTGGGTTACATAAGTACTCACAAGCATAAACTTCAGGGATACCTTGTGATATAAAGTCATCTCTTAGTTGAATAAAGTCCTGCTTTGTCTTTCTACTAGGCCATAATAACTTTGAATAGTCAGAATTATGTGCACGATACTTAACAGATCGCCACATTCCATGTTTTTTAGTAGACCATACCTTAAGATCTTCTACAATTGTATATTTATCATTCTCTTTAGGCATTAAAGATTCAAGAGGATCATCCAAATTCATAGGTGTGCCTACAAAACGGATAATACCACGCTCAGAACGACAAGGAATTAAAGAACCATATACCCAACGACGTAATTTATCACGCCGATCCTTGTTCATGACTAGTTCTTCGTTCATTAAATCATCAATAATGATTAAATCTGGTCGTCCGCCATCGAATAACAGTCCGCGAAGCTTCTGTTCAGCACCTTTAGCCATTATTCTGAACTGTTTTCCATCAATAAATGGTACAATTATATCAGTTTCAGTGTCTTTCTTAAAGTCTACTTCATTTTTTTCATTTAATTTTAAACCAAATAACTGATGAATTTCTTCAGATTCACTAATGATTTGTTTTATTTGCCCCAAGAACAAACTAGCTTGTGTTTCAGTATCAGCAACTATTAGAGCATATCGTCTTTCTCTGAATAACATAGCTGCTAATGTATAAACCACTGAAATAGTAGTAGATTTACTATGACCACGTGGCGCACATACGGCCACAAACTTATCATTAGAGCAACAAAGTTCCCACCATTCTCTATGGAAATCAGCAAATGGAGATGCTTCATCAAAGAATTTTACAAGACAAGAGG